ACCCGGCAGCAATTTCGCAGGCCAAATTAAACCGGAAAGCCCGCAAGTAGCCCGGCGGGATAATCAACGAGGTTGCCAGCGTAGCCGGTTCGACCAGCTCAGTGACGCTAATAAAGTGCCATTCCAGCACCTTGGTTGGCACTGGATAGATGTACATGTCCATATTGGGCATGTCCATATTCAACCAGATGACCTGCGGGTAGGTCGAAGTGACCGTCTTGACCGCAATGCCGTCATACTGCTGCTGGTTGATAATTTTGATGCCAAAGCTGATGTTGTTGGCCGGATCGCGGAAATAAGTTGCATCATCCAGCAACACCGGGCGGTTACCCACAAAGTCACCGGTCGGGCCAAGCGTGCGGCTTTTAAGACCTGGCGGCCAGCTAAACACTTGGTCTTGCGTCGAGAACACGGACAGACGCTCAGATGACCAGCTATCAAGCATCTGGTTCATCGCGGTCAGAGAGTCCTGCGAAGTCGCCGCTGATGGCGTCTCACCTTCGGCCAATTGACCAATCAGCCGCAGCGCCCCATTGATCTGATCGCCAGCCGTGGTTGTCATGCCGCAAGCTCCTTACGTGGTCTGCCGCGAGGTTTTGCCAATTCGTTTACGGGTTCCGGTTCCGGTTCCGTAGATTCTACAGTATACCGTTCCCAACCGTTCTTTTCATCGCATACCGCCTCGGCCTCTGCTATTGCGACCTTGTTACCGTGAAGGGGATGCCGCAGGTAGATGACCATGATATTCCTTAAAAACCACCTCGCGGCTGTTACACCGCGAGGTGTTATTACTAAGCTACCCGATACACCGAATATGCAGCGGTGCCGGTTTTGCGGAACAGGAACTGAGCCGCGCCACCAACGCCAGCCGCACTGCCGGTGATAGCAACCAGAAGGTTACCAACCGAAGTGATGCCAGTGCCGACCACGAACGTCAGAATCCCAGACGAAGTGCCCAGGTTAACCACGTTCAACAGAAAACAGCTATTGGTTTTCAGGTTGGTCATTACCGCATCAATCGCCGCCGCCGTAGGCATCGTGTAGGACGCCGCCGAGGTGGACGGATCGCACACCAAAAGACCGCCGGTGAGTTGAGCAACGGTCAGCGTTGCGGTTGCAGTCGCCGTTTGCGGCGCTGCTTGGGTTTCCATTACCGGCTCGTTAATATTGCCATCAGTGTACTGATAGCCACCACCAACTGAAGGAAGTGCCATGATTGTTTCTCCTAAAAATTAAGATGCCCCCGCGCTAGGCGGGAGCAGTTTTATCAACCCCAGATACGGCAGGCCATCGTTGGGCGAATGACTGAATAGCCATACAGCACATCGACACGGCAAGGCATACGGTCGTTGTTGATATCGTACTGACGCACGATACGCATCGAGATACCGTTATGCACTTGGCGCGAAGCCATATCCACCCCTTGCGGAAGCAAAAGGTCAGCCGTTGCGAGCGTCACTGCATTTTTTCCGTAGACCAAGTTCTGCGGGTAGGTGGTGGACGCGGTGCCCAAAAACACCAGCGCAGCCGAAGCCGCCGGAAACGCATCAACGGTAGCCAACGCATTGGCCGCGGTGTACATCGGCGGCTGGAAAGCAATAGTAGCCGAGGTGCTGGTCAGGGTTTGATCAGCAGTCACGACAAACTGTTGCAAGCTACCAGTGCTAAGACGGGTTTGCGGGTTAACCGCATACACGCCAGCAATGGTAAACACATCGCCTTGCTTGATGGTCTTGGTGCCGCTGGTGTACGTAATATCCAGCGTGGTCGCACCTTGAGTTGACGGCACAGTGGACGCGCAAATCGGCGCAACCGGCTGGCTACCCGTGGTGTGGCTGACAATCGACTGCGACATATTGATTTCGTCGTAGCCAAGAACACCCTCACCCATCATGCCGGTCTTGAACTGGCGGGAAATCGTGCCCGTCGGGTTAAAGAAACCAGTCATGCCGTTCACCAAGCCAGCGTTAGCGGCAGGGTTCACGGTCGCGTAACGCGGCGACATTGGGGTAGCGGATTCATTCAGCTTCTGTTGCGCTTGCAGCAGAACCAACGCGGTGGCAGGCGTGGTGCCAGGAGTGCCTACCGAAGCGTAGATCGACTTGTAAGCGTTGGCAACGTCAGCATCAACACTCGACGCCAATTGGCTGATACGCGGCTTCAGAACACGTTCCGCAAAATCGTCCAACTGCATGGTCAGCTCGGCAGAGGTAAAGTTAATGCCGATGTGCTTTTGGCTGGAAACGGTCAGCGTGGTGTATTGCTCGTTGTCGTCCTGAACTTGCAAGGCGGCACCGTCGGTCACCAGAGCGCGATCCGGCAGACGAATCCGCAGGGTCGAACCAATTTTGGCACCTTCGACGGCAAAGCTGTCGTCGTATTCTTTGTTGCAATTGCGGGAAATTACGAGGTTGTTCTCCAGAATCTCCAGAGACTTCCGGGTAATCATGTCAATGGTCAGTAGGCTATTAGCCATGAATGAAACTCCTAAAAAGTATTAACGGTGGCCCTTAGACTCCTGCTTTTTCATCTGCCGCAATCGTTCAGCTTCAATCCATTGAGTTGTGCTCATTGCTTTTATTGAGCGTGGGTCAGTGGTATCAAAATTTGGCGATCCCCCATTTCTGGGTGTAACAGGTGAAATCGGCGCAGGTGCCCTTGAGGTTTGTTTGGTTACTGGCTCAGAAGCGATTTTTGCTTCCAAACGTCCTATCTCTTTAGCCTGCAAAAAAGGCGGCAAAGCGTAAATACGTGCAGCTTCTTTCGGATTCGTGCCCAGATAATACGCAATATCTGGCCCATTGTCCGACGCTTGAATTGTCTGCGCCATCACGTCCGTAATCGGCAGTTTAGGGTTATACGCGACCTGTTCAAAGTCCTCGTATTTATCCCGCGCTGCTTCTTCCTTATCGTGGTAGCTACCCAACAATTCTTGCTGCTGTTGCTGATACTGTTGTTGCCTGACCAACTGCTCGGCTTTCTGCGTTGCCAGTGCATCGACATACGCTTCGGTCGTGGCAAATTGTTCCGGCACTACAGGTTCAGCAACGGCTGACGCGGGGGCTTGCGCCGCCTGTGTCGTTCGCTGCTCGCGTTCCCACTTGCGTTGTTCTCTTGCAAGCCGTTTGCCGATGGCCGCGTCCAAATCCTCTTGGGTAAATACCTTCGGAGTTTCCTTCGGCTCGCCTTCGGATGCTTCTGCTGCTTCCGGCGCATTTACTACGGGTTCAGGCGCAGCCGTTGCGTCCTGTTCCGGCGCGGGCACTTCCGCTATTACTTCAGGTGCTTCACTCATTTGTCGATTCCTCAGAATCCCTGGCGTACCGCGCCAGTGCGGTTATTCGTAAAATAGTGTCGCAGATACCGTTCCTGATATGACGACGTAAAGTCCTTTGCTTGCCGTGATGCCCATTGCGGTAAACAGATAGTTACCCGCAGCGGCAGGCGTAAATACGCTCAAAATGGTTGGGTCGCTGTTAGACGCGGTGCCGGAATCGTATACCGTGATCGTCGGCGTTGACGATGCGGCGCTAACAAAAATGCCTTTAAGCACCGTGAAACCAACCTTGACTTGCGTGGTGGCGCTAATATTCTTGTATGTGGCGGACATGATTTACCTCAAGCTAAAAAACGAAGTTTATACAAGGTGCGTAAGTAAATTTCGATGATGTTATCGATGAGCTGTTGCAGCGAGCTGTCAGACTTATCCACAACATCATACCTTGCGCCTTCAATTTCTTTCAATTGATCTTCCAGAAACTCAATGATGTTGGCCGTTTTCTTGGCCGACATTAGCGAGATCGGGCCGATCAAACCATGCCGGCCTTGATAGGCTTCCGTAAAATCGTCTGCCGCGTCCACAATACGATCATAAAAGATGTTCAACGCGACGTGTTTGGCATAGCTACGGGTGTTCAGATGGACGCTGTGCGCCACATCCCGAGCCAAAAACAGCATCCCTACGAAATCGGCGCACTTCATTGCGGAACTCCCATCGGTGGCATCCCCTGCGGGGGCATTTGAGGCGGCAACCCTTGCGGCGGCATCATCTGTTCCATGCCCTCTTGTGGCATTTCTGGCATACCGGGCATGTCTTGGTCACGTCCTGGCATCTCGGTGACCAGATCGCCCGAGGTGATCATGCCATGCACGGTGCCCATAACTATATCCTGAATCTGTTCGGGCGACATTCCGGCCTGCACCGCGCTGATGCGTTTGGTTTCCGCGTCGTAAGCCTTGACCTGGCTGTCGAACTGTTTGACCTGCATCTCTTGCGCTTCGATGGATTTGCTGACATTTTGCAACATGCCGTGCATTTGTTCCATTTCTTGTGCCATCGCCTGCATCTGCATCTTGGCCGCTTGCAGTTCGGGCGTTTCGTCGCCGGTCGCAAGCAATTTCGGGTCGATTGTCTTGGCAAACCGCGCCGCCATTTCCTGCGCGCCCGGCCAATCCATGTGTTTGATAAACAGGTCGCCGGCCACCGCCCACAATTGCGGATTGCCTTGCAGCAGTTGCGCCATCGCGTCCAACGCCTCTTGACGCTTGGTCAAATAGCTCGGGCCGGTCGTGACCGCCACGTCGTAGGTGCCAACGCTCGGGTTGTAAATCTTCTTAATGACAATGCCTTGCTCGTTCTGAATTTTCTTGACCGGCATCGGTTGCGTCGGGTCGATCATGGCTTGGTCGGTTTCGCCGTCCATGCCAATAATCCGCGCAATGCGTTGCGTGTCGTAAATCTTCGGAATCAAATCGACCAGTTGCCGCGTCGCGTAACGAATGGCGCGCGCCAGATTGTCCACGTAGTGATAGGTGCCGGTGTCCGACTGCTTCTCACGCGCCAAGATGGCGCGCCCCGAGCGTTCGTTGCTGGTTGCGCCGAGGCTAGAGTCATACTGACCGGTAGACGCCTTAATGTCGTCGGACGCCCCCGCCTTGGCTTGCAGGAGGCCACTGGAGGCCATCGGCGGTTGTGAGCGTTGCGGCAGCGGCAACACACCGCCTTGCCCGTCGGTCACATCGGGATTGACTTCCAGATACGGCCAATTGTTGATATTGGCCGTTTTCCACTGTTGTTCGTAGCCTTCAAACTGCCCGCCGTAGCCAATAAACGGCGCTTTCGGGGCCAGTGCCAGCATTTCAGCTTCTTGGCTGACCCAGTAGTTATACATGCGCTGGGCGTCTTTGGCGTTCCGCACCAAACCGCTGACATACATGCGGCCATCAATCTCAAATTCGTTGCCCACCACGCGGACAATTGGAATCCACTTACCGGGCCATGTACGCTCGGCAAGAATGTCAAAACCGTTGGTTTTGCACCATTTGACGGTCTTAACGTCCACATCACGGGTCTTTATCGGCTTCAAACCCATCGCTTCGGCTTGTTTTGCCTCGGGTGAGCCGGCCATTGCATTAATGCCGCCGTGATACTGGTTCAGTTTCTTGGCTTCATGCTCGATATAGAAGTATTCCGCGATCCGAACCGTGTCTTGGTTGATCCATGCGTTTAATTGACCGTCGCCCACGCCGTATTGCAGGCTGGACAGCGGGCTAGCATCGGGAAATTCACGTTCGTATTCTTCTTTGGTGACTTCCGAACAGATAAAGCACCATTCGGCGTCCGAACCGCAGGGGTCTTGGATCGTTGGGTCTATATAGACGCTAAAACTGTCACGAATACGCCCGATTCGGAGGTCTTGATCGAAGCTATCTTCGTTGCAATACTCCGTCAAAATGCGGAAATACCCTTCGCCAAACGTCACTTGGTTGTCGCAGGCAGTGTCGTAGGCTACATCGGCGTCCGAGATATACTCGATGTGCCGCACGATGCCGTTAAATATCTCGGCCACTTCCACGTCGGCCTTGTCGTCGGCGGGAATGACCTTACCGGACGGGCGATTTTGCCGCTGATCGTTGGTGACTTGCAGGACATGCTGCGGCAGCTTGTTGATGGTCAGGCAAGGTCTGGCGTTGATCGTCTGGCCTTGCACCGAGCCACGGGTTGCCAGCACGTCAGCAGGCCATTGCCATTGATTGTCGGGCGAGGCGGCGCGGAAGCGCAGGTCGTCCAGCTCATCCTCACGGGAATCCGAATACGCGGAGATCGCCATTGTAAGGCGTGTCCGCATCGTTGCCAGCATGTCGCTGTTGTCGCGGTCGGGCTTGGAGCCACCCGACGCCACCGCGCCAGCTTCGTTAATTCCCGTGTCTTGATAGGCCACTACTTGCCTTTCTTTTTAGCCGCCGCACTTGCCGCAGTTCTTTTTACGGCGTATGCTATAGCAACGGCCTGTTTAACTGGTTTTGTTTTGGCTTCAGCAGAAACATTTTTTTTAAACGCTTCTTTGGAGGTACTTTTAATGAGTGGCATTACGCGCTCCCGTATTAGGTACGAAAAAATTTGTACCCACTGCCAAACAATATTTATTGTTGCTGAATACCGCAAAAACACCGCTTTGTTTTGTAGCCGTAGGTGTATGGCACTTAATTCTAGGCAACAAGTAATAGCAAATTGTGTCGAGTGCGGAGTGGTGTTTAACCATATTTCTAGCCGCGCGAGCAAAGCAAAGTATTGTGGGCGTAAATGCTATCACAAAGCACAACATAAAAAAGGTAAGACGCAATATTACTGCGCGCATTGCGGCATAGGTTTTTTGGGTTCTTTGTCTCACAACCGAAAATATTGCTCCAAACAATGCGTAAATAAAGGCAAAAAAGAAACTTTTGTTGCAAGTTTTACTACCGTTAGAAAAGCTATGCTTAGACGAGAACTGATTATTCAGTGCGGTCGTTGCGGATACGCTACGGAGCCTAAGATTCTTGGCGTGCATCACAAAGACCGCAATCGCAAAAATAACGCGTTAGATAATCTTGAAGTTTTATGCCCCAATTGCCACTCATTGGAACACGCAAAGCATGTAAATCACGGGTTTTCTGAATAACGGCATAATTATCGCTTCTTCGCTGTTTTGGCCGACTGCTTGAACGCCTTGGCTGTCGGTGCGCCCGCAGCACCAGGCTTACGCATTTTCTCTTTACTGCCCGCGGCAATACGTGCCTGTTTTGCGTGAATATTTGTGTACAGTCCTGGCTTCATAGTTAGCACTTCCATCGTCTAAGGGATGCTTTAGCACGTTCGCCGTTCTTAGCGTTAGCCGCTACGGCTCCCATCCGGGCACAAAATGACGCTTTGCGCCCTTTGTCGGCTGATGTTTTTGGACTGGGTGCCGGTGCCTTCAAATTGCTGCCGGTCGCTGCATTATACTTAGCGCGCCCCTTGGCGGTCAGGCCCGCACCTTTGCTGACGGGGAGTTTCTCGCCGCGACCGACCGCTAACGATACGCTTTTCTTCACGATCCCATCCATGAGTTAACTACGTTCGGCGCTTGCGAAGAAACGCGTCGCACAGGCTCGCGGTATTCGCGGTGTGCAACGGGAAAAGCGAAGGTGACAGCCAGCGCGTCAGCAGCGTCCGGTGAGGCCAATCCACGACTACGCATCTCTTTTTTCCCCTCAAGGAAAATGGTGCCGCTGCTGTTAGGCTTCTTCATGGGGCCGACCAGATCGGCTTTTAGCTGACGGTCGCTCGGAATGGATGCTGTTTTCAGCCATTCCTTCATGGTACCCCACATTTCAGCCCGCTTATTGCCCCACATAATGGAGTTTTTGGCCTTCCAGCCAAAGTTTACCCCGCGTACCTTATAACGCTGTTCCGTTAGCCTGTCAAGTATGCCATACCCGAGGCCACCTTCGTCGATGATCGACAGCGTGGGTTTGAATTCCTCAATGGCGTCGATCACCCGCCCAACGATGGTCATGGTGTCCTCGCCCGAGTAGCGTTTGATCGCCACAATGTCGCGCCCCTGGCGCACCACCAGCACGGTCGAGTCTGCGCCGCCTCTGGCGGGGTCGATCCCTAATACTATAGGTGCGGTGGTGTCCTTCCACCGTTCGCGGTTCATCGCGTCCTCGATCAGCATGGGCTTGATGAACTGATCCTCGCCCGCGTCGGGGAATTCCCCATACACCTCGACCTTGGCCTGCGGTGAATCTTCGCCGTATTCCGCAATAATCTGCTCGTAGACCTGCTTGTCCGTATCCTCGACCGTGCGCGCGTCTACGCTGCGGGTGTTCCAAAACGCTCGTTTGGCGTGGAAACACTCGAAAAAGTAGCCTTCGTTGCGGCGCGGGTTGCTGAAGGCAAACCAATAGCGGTCTGGCGTGTTCTCAGTAAAGAACCCGGCTCCCACTTCCCATATCGGATTCGGTATGCCGCTCGACTCATCGAAAATCAACATCATGCCGTCTTGATTGTGGACACCGGCGTAGCTGTCTGGATTCTCGGCTGACCACAACTTGCCTTCTGCGGCCCAGTAACGGGTGCCTTTCTTCAGGTCGCGCTCGACCAGCTCGCACAGCCATTGCGCCGGCACCAGCTTGGTTGCGCTGATCTCAAACCAGTGGTTGTTGATGGTCATCGCCGCCCACTTGGTCAGCTCGGCCCAGGTCACTGACCTTAATTGAGACTCCGAGTTGGCGCTGATGATGACGCTGCCGCCGATGCGGGTGGTCAGCATCCACAGCACCAGCCAAGATACCAAGGCTGACTTGCCAATACCGCGTCCAGATGACACCGCTTCCCGCAGGGTGTCCATCTGAATCTTGCCCTTGTTCCGTGCAATGTGCGCCTTGATATCGCGCAGCACCTCGCGTTGCCATTTGCGCGGGCCTTTGAACTTATGCAGTGGGGTGTTCTTTTGCCCCCACGGAAACGCAAACAACACAAACGCTTCGGGATCGTCCGCAAGCGCGGGCGACCATAGCTCCACCATCAACTTCTGTTCTTCGTCTGACTTATAGATGGGCTGTTGCACTATTTAGCCCGTAAAAGTTGCAACGGCAAATCGTATGACGCTTCCGGCAACACGTTCCTTCGTTCGGCAGCGGTTAAGTTAGCCCGTGCTTGAGTAGCCCGCGCTTCGGCTTCGCCCATTAGCGCGCGATACCGTGCAAACGCTTCATCTTCGGCGGCTTTAGTTAACCGACTTGGCGGCGTTCGAGGATTTTCTGCTACTAAACGAAGTAACGCTTCGGCGTAAAATTGACTTTGCGCGCCACCAGGGGCAAAACCTTCGCGTTGTTGCACCGCGTGTTGCAATTCGTGCAATACGGTAGACCTTGCACCAGCTTCGGTTTTATCTCGCACAGTAAGTTGATTACCCCGTAAGTTTCCTGAATTAGACGAATCGGGCATCCAGTCAGGTGACTTAGCTACTTCCATGCGGCCAGTGCGTAGTATATCGGGATACGCTTGATACAAATCCGCGTGATTAAATGCGCCGCCAATGGGTATGTCTTTCATTGGGCTATACGCATTGCTTTTGCTTGGCGCAGCGGAATTAAAGTCCATTCTAAATCCGGCAGACGTATCAGGTATTTCTTGCCGCCACATGCCGTCGGGGGCTTTCCAAGTGCCGGTTTGTTGCCATATCGTTTTTGCGTCTACACCGGCTTTTTCCATTTCTAGTGCTTTAGCCGCCGCAATGGAATCCCATGTTCTAGCGTTTTTACCGATAAACATCCCCAACGCGCCGGCTGGCGCGGGCGCTGCTCTTGACGCGCCTACACCGCCGCCCATTACGTTCAAGGCAAAGTTTGCAGCTTCTTCTTCGGGGTTGAAGTTAGGATCGCTGCCACTGTAAGCGCGGCCCGGTGCGGTGACCGCGTTGATGGCACCGGCAATAACACCCGGCAACGCCAAACTGCGCTGGTTCATCACTGATCCCGGCAGCGTGTCTTGAAAGGGCAAAAAAGTTGCGCGCCCTTCCATCGGCAACGCTTGTTCATACCAAGGCAGTTTGTTTTTACTTTGGGGCGCTAGCTTATTATCAGCCATAGCGCGCCTCTTGATGTTCCACGTGGATCGTCGGTGTGTCCTCGACCTCAACCGCCTGCCCGTCGATCACCCTTGCGCGGGCTTCCTCCAAGGCAGTCAGCACACTGATCTTTTGGTAAACGTCCACACTGATCTCGGTCTTGGACGTCCACCCATGCACATGCTGCAAGATCGCCAGACTCGCTTTGGCGTCGCCGCCTTCAGACGCCTCGTTCAGGCGCCGGGCGGCTTGCATTTCATTATCAGCCTTGCCCTTTTGTGCGGCCATCTCGGCCATTGGGTCAAATTGGCACAATTGGCGGTATTCCGTAGGCAGCATCCCCGCTGCTAACGCCAGTGCATCTCCTTTTAACCCTAAATTAGCAGCAGCATAGATAGCGTTTAAACGCTGCTCGGTCGCCTTGACGACGCGGGGTGTGAATGGGAGTGACTTGAACATGCCCTGTTATAGCACGACTGATTTCCGTTTGCCAATAGGACAATTTGACCTATTTCTGGTTTGCAAGGGCTTTTGGTCTAATTAACCAAAAAATAAAAAAATTGTTCGTGGAGGGTGCCGTGACCGACACGTCCAGGTCAAGGCCCTTCCTCCCCCCCTCGATCTGAGCAACGAGCACGCAGGCCGGCAGGCCGGCAGGCAGGCCGGCAGGCCGGCAGGCCGGCAGGCCCACCAGCCACCGGCAGGCAGGCAGCAGGCAGGCCGGCAGGCCACCAAGCACGCGAGCTGTGTGCCTGGCGTGCGCGTGGTGTGTGCCTGCCGGGCACGCAGGCCGGCAGGCCGGCAGGCCGGCAGGCCGGCAGGCCGAGCAGGCCAGCAGGCCGAGCAGGCCGAGCAGGCCAGCAGGCCGAGCAGGCCAGCAGGCCGAGCAGGCCAGCAGGCCGGCAGGCCGAGCAGGCCGAGCAGGCCAGCAGGCCGAGCAGGCCGAGCAGGCCATCAGGTTTGTATGTAGTCTACTTGCGTTTAGTATTTTGCAAGTAGACTACATGCGTATGGGCTGTGCAGACATGGGTCATCTTGGCATTATTGGCATAGCGCGGAAAGTCGCTCCATAAACGCGATTGTTGTAGCGCCCCAGTCAATATATACCAATTACAAAAAATCTAACCTCTAACTATGAATAGCCAATAATGCCAATGTTCCCTATGATGCGCACCCGTTTTTGCATAGCCAATATTGGCACCCAGCCATTGCCAAGGTTTTCACACGTCGAAAATATATTTTCGCTCTTTGCCATCAAAGCCCTTGCAAATCCTAAAAAGTGTGGTAACCTGACCACCGCAACAAAGCAGCAAGGCAACCAACCAACCAATAACGAGGGAAAGCAAATGAGCGAGAAAATAGCAGTCTGGAACACCGGCGCGCATTACACAGAGCACGGCCAGCGTATTGCAGCTACAGTTGTTGAGGGTGGAATCGTGTTTTTGGATATAGATCGTGGAATTGATGGTTTGATTCTCCTTGCAAATACAGTGCGTGATTTGCGCGCGCAGGCTCAACACGGCTACGATTACGGCAATTATGTTAGCGCGTGGCAGCATAGCGACGTAATCCGGCAGCTGGCTGACGCAATTGAGGATGAATACGATAATCCGCAGGCAAAATGTCGCAATGGGAAACCGCTTGCACAATGCACTTGCTGCTAACTCGAAAGGAAACTACATGCAAACCTTACACGCACTGGCGCCTATGCTCATTGGTAACCTGGCCAACGATACCAACGGCGATATCGTTATAGTTTATGCGGACGCATGGGCCGCAGCCTACTATTTTGTGCATGGCGTACTTGTTTAAACCGCGCCAGCGTAAATTCCAAACCGCAGTATCCATGCGCGCCAATGGTGGCGCGCATGTTAGTAAACTAACCTAAAAGGTAAAAAATCATGGCAACAATCAACATTTACCGCACCAAATTAAAAGCCGCGTCCCGTTTTATGGCAGTGCAAGATATCCGTTACTACCTTAACGGTCTGCTGATTGAATCGAACGACACCCAGACGCGCATTGTCGCAACCGACGGTCACACGCTTTTCGCAGGCTTTGACGATGCAAAAGACGATAACGTCGGGAGTTTCGCGGGCATCATGCCGTCGGATACCGTCAAACAAATATTGGCATGGAAAGCGCCGCACAAAAGCGCCGCAGATATGCCCGTCGTGCTCACCACGTCCGACGATCCCACTGGCGAACACCGGGCGGAGTGGTGCGGGAACGTCGTAATTTTTCGCCTGATTGAGGGCAAGTTTCCGGATTACACTCGCGTGATTCCGCAGGCGGTATCCGGCCTCGCGGGGAATTACAACCCTGATTATCTCGCACGCTGCAAAGCTGCGGGCATTGATCTAGGCAATTCCAAGCTCTACGGTATCAATCTTACGCAGAACGGCGACGGGCCTGCCCTTGTCACGTTTAGCGCGCAAGCCTTTGCCGTGATTATGCCGATAAGGGGCGAGCCGGGCGACATCGGCGCGGCGGAATGGGCACGCGCTAAACTGACAGAGGAAGTAGACTTCCCCGCGCTAAACGCAGAAAAAGCCAAAGTCGCGGGTTAGCACGCGACCGTGTTACGCCTGGTCCTGGACCGGGCGTAATCGGGCGCGCACTAGCGGGCCGACAATCTAATCTACTCTCGAAAGGTAACCTATCATGGATAAAAAACAGCAAATCATCGCAGCATTGCATGCGTTTATTAGTCAGCGGCCGGGCTTGGAATTCGGCAATTATGGCGAGCCGGTATCTTACCGCGCAGAAGTGCGCGCTATCGGGCGAGACTTGACGCAAGCGCGTCAGCTCCTGCGCTACGTTGAGCTGCGCGCCAGCATAACCGCCGATGATATCATCGCGGCCAGCGAGCGCGCCTACTCTGGGCGCTTGTCCATTGTCGCGCGCGACGACGGCGCCGTCGCAATCGACTATTGCGCGGGCCAGTACTTCCCGACGGAATACCGGAAAGCGGCGTGCGCGGTATTGTCGCAAGCGATTTGGGACTGGACAAGCGCGCACGCTATGCCCGCGCCGACATTGCACCACAACAGCGAAACCGGCGAAACCGTCCAGCGGTTTAAGGGCCTGCGCGCGGGCGACTACCTGCGCGCAAGTCTCAAGCGCGAATTCGGGCGCGGTATGGCTGCGCGCTGGTTTAACTAAGGGGGCGACAATGAGCAAACAATTCACACATCACGGCGTACGCTTTGAGCCGGAACACGTCAATTATAACGGCCGGCCGGCTACAATTTGGGACGTCTGGCAGTATTCGCTCGCGCATCGGGCATGGGTACACAAAACGAAAATATCAACGGCGCGCAAGGCTACAAAAGCGCAGATTATCGAGGCGGCATCAATATGAGCTACCACATGCGAGACATGAAAAAGCCCTCACCCGTAGAAGAATCGCTTGCCAAGGCGTTGCTATGCTTTGCACTTGCCATGAGCGCTACTGCGCTTGCCATCGTTCTAGGCGCGCTGGCGGTGTGCCGATGAATGTAAAAAACGCCATTAGACCGCCGGATATGGTCTGCTCATTCTGCGGCGGGCGGGGGTTCCAGACCGTCGAGCGTGCCGCTGGTCAGTCGTTTGTTTGTAAAAACTGCCGACGCACCTATCGCAAAAAATCAACGAGCGGCTCGGGCGTTATTGCCGGACGCGTTTACTACAGAACAATGGAGCTTTAAAAATGAAAATCAAACCAGTAGCATTGCAAGGCAAAGGGTGGGATGTGACGCTACCCGATGGTCGTATGCTTTGCGACGGGCGCGCGCCGTACACGCTTGCCCAAGCGCAGGTGGCTGCGGATAACGCCCGGCGCGACTACGCGCGCCACGGCGCAGATGCTTTTAAATCAGAGGAGGCAACAAAATGCAATTGACAATCGAAGAAAAAGAGCGCGCGGCCTATGCTGCGGGCGATACCGCCCTCGCTACCGCATGGGGCCGGATAATCGACCTAGAGCAAGAGCGGCTCTTGCTGCGGCAGTGCATCCGTGACGCTGCGGCGTTGATCGACGACGATCTGGAATGGGTAGATCGCGCAGCTAAACTGTTGGGCGACGACGAATGCTAGCCCTCGCTGCGCTATTGTTCGTCGCCTTGCTGGCTATCATGTTCGACCTGTAAACCGTAGTACATAAAAAAAAGGGCCTCGCGGCCCCTTTCTTATTTTACGGACGCCAGCATGACGGGCGCGGGCGGCCCCTCGACCATACGCCTAAGCTCGCTCTTGCTGTATCGCTTGGCGACATCCACAGCGGCGAAAATATGCTTTTTAGTGTGCAGGCCGACCGCAGCCAACCGCCCGCAGTCTACCCATCCGGCCTCTTTCAACGCGTGCAATAGCGCGGCCTGCGGCACCTTGACCCCACCAGGCGCAGCGCCCGACAAGCGATCGCACACGGCATGGAAGGGCGATCCGATCACGCCGGCGCTAAATTCACCCTGACGCCCGCGCAGCATCTCGACCAGATACGACTCGGCCATGCTCATTCCATGCTCTATAAGGTTTTGCTTAAATTCCGTCATCGCGGGCGCTGCCGACGGATTAAACCGTGACAGGTCACGGCGCGCCAGCCAGCCGGCGACGGCAGCAAAGCCGCCGGCCTTGTACCACTGCCAGATGCGCTCGGCGGCGGCGGGCGTCATCTGGGGCGCGCTCGACCACACGCAAAACCACCGGCGGTCTTGCGACGCTAGGCTAATCGGC